GCTTTACATAATGCATTATATGGCTCAGAGATAAAGCCATTTAATACAAACATAACTAAAGTAAAAGTATCGCTGAGCACAGCAAAAAAGATGGTAGCCAATTGCCAAGCCGGACTGGCTATATTAGAAGCTGATATCACCGAGTATATCACCACCGAATCTGAACGAGCCGATGCCCTTGATACAGCACAAGAAGAAGTAATCGAGGAGGCTATAGTTGAAACCGGATTCTCCATCGGACGCCTAGACAGTGCACAAATTGATATTATTTCGAATAACGAAAAGTATAAAGAGTATTTTTCTACCACGTTCAATCAAGATTTGATTACTGCAGTCCCCCTCATTCACAATCTTTATTTAACCACAAAGTACTTCCCCCAAGTAGAAGATGCATTCTTAGGACCCAAGAACACAACCCTCGATCTTTTGCGTACCACCATTCTTGGCGATGAGGAATTCCCAACAGAACCGGATCTCAGTCGCCCCGCGTCTGAGGCTGCAATTGCCAATGCCAACGGTATGTCACCGGAAGAGTTCGGACTTGATGCCGGCAAGTTTATCCTCAAAATGCTCATTAATGCCCCAATACAGATTCTGAAGGGGCTCGTAGAACTCATCGACCCCCATGTTCTTGTAACAAAATTGATTAAAGTAGGGTCCGCCACAGGATTCCAGAAAGCCGCGAAGACACTCGACGCACCGGCTGAGGTTATTAATACAAGACTTAAAGATGACCTCGACCTTGAATCAAATCTAACTGGTAAGAACCTAATGTCACTCATTTTGTGCCTGGCAGATTATGGATTTGAGGTGGGGGAGGAGGGAATTCAGGCAGGACTTCAGTCCGTTCTTGGTGAGGACTTCAGCCCACCTGGCAACTTCTTCCCGGATATTTCTATGAAGGGTATTGATTTTACGGGTACCGTTACGGGAATGTTGATGATACCTCCCACACCTCTGGGACTAATTTATTTGCTGTTAGAACTAGTTAAGAGTGAAATAGACGGCATAACTCTTAATGTTGATGATGCGGCAGCAGAGAATGCTGAAGACAATCAATGCTAATAAAGGGGAAGAGATAAGATGAGTTCGGGATTATCAGTTGCGTTACCATTAACAACCAGCGACGTTTTTGGGGCCTACAGTCTTAATACAACATTTGAGCAATTGGCTAAACAAAATCTCAAAATGTTGATTTTGACAAACCCTGGTGAGCGAATGATGAACCCCGATTTTGGTGTGGGGATAAGAAACTTTTTATTCCAACTAAATATAAGCACCACATACGCTGCCATCACAACCGCCATTCAAACGCAGGTCCAAAAATACTTACCGTATATTAATATCGACGATATCCGATATAGTATCCCCGAAAATAATCCAGACCTCTTTCCTAATGATCTTTCGGTCGCCATAAACTTTACGATCGTACCATTGCAGAAATCCGCGGTCCTGCAAATACAACAAAATAAACCCATTTAATGAGACACTAAGATGACGAAAAAGCTCCAATCCATAAATTATACCAGTCGTGACTTTGAATCCATTCGTAGGGATTTGGAGAACTATGCCAAGACATATTACTCTGATACCTACAAAGATTTCAACGAAGCATCCTTTGGATCTCTTATGCTGGATACCGTGGCATACGTTGGCGACATATTATCATTTTACTTAGATTATCAAGCAAATGAGAGCTTCTTGGATACTGCCATCGAGTACGATAATGTCATTCGTCTCGCTAAGCAGATGGGATTCAAGTTAGATACAAGCCCCTCCTCTTTCGGGCGGCTTACTTTTTACGCTCAGATTCCCGCTCTGGGTACCGGACCAAACTTGGCATATGCACCAGTCCTACGCGCGGGATCAACATTTTCGTCAATCGGCGGCGGACAATATACGCTCCTGCAAGATGTTGACTTTGCCCGGTCAAGCAATCAAATGGTTGTGGGAACAGCCGACTCCACCACCGGTGCCCCAACAAATTATGTTATCCGATCAACCGGAATGGCTGTGTCGGGAAGATCTGGATTCAAAGAAGTCGAAATAGGATCGTTCCAGCGCTTCCGCTCTGTTGACTTGGGCGTGGAGAACGTAGCCGAAGTTATCAGTGTTACAGATAGTGAAGGGCATGAATACGTCGAAGTCGACCACCTCTCGCAGAACACAGTATACAAGGCGATTCGCAACACTAACACAGCCACCAGCGACACAGTGAGAAACATTCTACGTGCAGCCCCAGTTGCCCGTCGCTTTGTACTTGATCGTCAGCGTAACCGTACGTTCCTGCAATTCGGATATGGATCCGACTCGGAGCTGATATCTAATTCGATTAAAAATCCTGCAGATCTTGTCCTAGACCAGACAGGAAGGACTTATATTACAGATGCCGGTTTTGATCCAACAAAGCTAATAAGCACCGACAAATTCGGCATTGCTCCGTCTAATACTACATTGAGAATAGGCTATCGAGTTAACACTACCCGAGATGTTAACGCGGCCGTTAATACAATTATTACAATCGACCGCCCAATCACTCGATTCACATCACAGGGATCCCTGTCGGAACAACTACGTAACAGCGTCGTAAATTCGCTGGAAGTTATTAACGAAGAGCCTTTTGTTGGAAGCGTTACATTACCAACGTCAGAAGAAATCAAGCAAAGAGTCTTTGGTTTCTATGCAACTCAACATCGCGCCGTCACTATAGAAGACTATCGCTCTATCGCCTATGGCATGCCCGGTAAATTCGGCGCCATAAAGAGAGTATCGATAGTTAGAGATTTCGCTGCATTTAAGAGAAACCTCAATATGTATGTTATCTCTGAAAATAGCAGCGGCAAACTTATAACCGCTAACACAACACTTAAAAATAACTTAAGAAACTGGATGCTTCAGTATAAAATGGTCAATGATACGGTAGACATTTTAGATGCTACGATTATCAACTTTGCAATAGAATACACAATAGTAGCAGACATGAATACCAATCGTTTTACAGTGATGAACCGAGCCAATCAGGCGCTAAGAGAGTTTTTAAATAGTAATCAGTATGAAATCGGTGAATCGATTTTGATCACAGACTTCTACAAAGTTTTGCAGAAAGTGGATGGAGTGGTCGATGTTGAAGATCTGGAGATTGTATCCCGAACAGGAGCGCAATATACTGATTCAAGCTATGATTTTGCGAGCAATCTTACAGCTGATGGTCGTCGGATCCAAATACCAAATAATGCAGTCTTTGAGCTTAAGTTTCCAAATGTTGATGTCAAAGGATCCGTAAGATAATGGCAATACTCAGATATACGGCAAGTGCCGACACCACCATTACAAATGCGTATGAAGCTACTTTGGTCACACGCGGCACGGGCTCGAATATGGGTTACGCTGATTCTTTAGAAGTCTTTTCCATATATGGACAGGATTCAGGCTCAACTGGACAGTCTCAAGAACTATCTCGGATCCTAATCCAGTTTCCGATTGATACAATTAAGTCCAACCGCACAGCTAACAAAATACCTGCTTCCGGCAGTGTCTCGTTCTATCTTAAGATGTTCAACGCAGAAACACCATGGACATTACCCCAAGACTTTAACTTGGTAGTGGCGCCAGTGTCTGCCGCATGGTCGGAAGGTGCAGGACTTGATATGGATAACTATCAGGACCTAGGAGAAGCCAACTGGGGTCTGCGCCAAGCCGGAACAAGTTGGACAAACGACGGCGGCGATTATCACACAGGGTCGAACTACACCATCGCATTCCCTCAGGGCTACGAAGACTTACAGCATGATGTCTCTCACATTGTGGAAGAGTGGATTACATACCTTGATACACCTGCAGGCGACGGTGTAATAAAGAGTAATGGTTTTGGCGTTAGACTCACAGCTAGTCAGGAAGCATATGCCCTAGCCGCAGGCGCCAACGGCACAATCCAAAACCTCGACGGAGCCACACAGTCTTATTATACAAAGAAGTTCTTTGCGCGATCCACAGAATACTTCTTTAAACGCCCGGTCCTTGAAGCCCGCTGGGACAGCAGAGTAACTGACGATAGAGAGAATTTCTATTATTCCAGCTCGGTGGCGCCGGCTGCCGACAACCTAAACA